ACTCCACTCAGTCCTGAGTCGTCAAACAATACGTTGCCAACTGGGTATTTGTACCATTTAACATAAGGAAGTCCTGCGGCCAATAATTGGAATCTAGGGTACTTGTCATAAAAGAAATGCGTCATTTCTTTTGTGTTTAATATTGGTATTACTGTGTCAAATACCACTTTTCTAATATCGTTAGCAGTGGCAAAATTAAAATAATTGATGCCGCTTACATTATTTTTGTACAGTATGCCATCTTGACAGAATACATTGGTACTGGAATATTTTCCTGTGGCGTCTAATACATCAAGAAACCTACTAACGCCAGAGCTGGTTCTGTTAACTGCTTTAACTTTTAAAACATTTGAATAATTTGTATAAGGCAAAGTATTATAATCTTCGCCAGTAATCATTCTATTTTGTGTATAGTACTGTTGTGGTGCTTTAGTACGAATGTCTTCCAATGATTCTCTTGTAGTTGCATTTGCCACAGTGTAATTTAAACTGGCCTTGATGGTCAGCGTTTCGATACGTCCTGTACGGCTAACATAGCTCAACGGAATTACAATGCTTTGCATTTCTGCAGGAGTAATTTTGTACGACAAGCCATTGCTCACACGAGTGAATAACCTATAATTGCCTTGCGGAATAGTAGCAAATGCACCGTCTCCAAAAATTAAATCAATTTGATCACCTGCTTTGGTGTTTACTTGATAGATCTTTTTATCTTCAATGTTGTTATACACCAGATTGATACCGGCAATAGCAGGCACTTGGTTCCATAACGATCCGGTGGACCCTGTTGGATTAACTTCGTATAGCCAAACATCAGAGTTGTTGATGTTTTCAGTTTTGATATTAACAATCCTATTAGGTAAGCTGTCTGTCAACGTAAAATCACTTGAGGACAATTCTCCTTGTTTAAAATAAACAAAAAATCCAGTGTTGACACTGTTATTTCCCAAGTTGTCATTGCGATATAAAATGTTAAACTTGCCTGTGGGCTTTGGATCTGTTTCGTAGATAAATGTTTTGTAAGCAGATGTTGCGCCAACTGCTTCGAACTTCATGGTTGAACCATCGACTACTGTTTCAAATTTATAAACTGGTATAATATTAGGAATTAAATTAACAGCATACTCGTCGGTCTTGATAGAATTAAGTATTTGACTGTTGCCTGGTGCACCAACTGACTGGCTACTAATTAACGCCGAATTTAGGATAGCACTAAATTGCTCTTGCCAATTATCGTTGGCACTGTCATTCCATGAAACTACAAGGTTAGATAAATTTAAGCCGTTACTGTCAGTAACTGATTCAGTAGTACTGACACTATCAAATTTAAGTAGACCGCTGGAAGGTATATTACGTTTTGGGTTATAACTAATTAATCGAGCTAATTTTAGTATGCTGTCTCTTCGCTCAGCTGTGTCTAAAAAGTTTTCTCTAGCGTTTAGATCTGTTCTGAACGCTAAACTTTGCCCTAAAAATGCTATAAGATCCAACAGAGCAATAAATTCACTGCTTTCGATGTAATCATTAAAGTCTTCGGGGTAATATAATCGTAAGTAATCGATCATGCTTTTTCTCAGAGTTTCAAAATCGTAACTCTGAAAGTCAGCATCTTTAAATGTCTGGTATAGTTTTTTCCAGTCCTGCTGTACTAGTAAACTTGTTTGACGTGTGGTTATAGCCATGGATTTTTACCTATATCTTATATTTATTTAGGTAAAAAACGGCTCAGTTTTAAACCACAGCGATTCTATTACTTTCGCGATCAAACTGCAATTTCATACTTTCGACTTGATTGGTTGTTACGTAGCGTAACTCGATTTCCACCTGAAGTCCGTGATCAAATTGACTTACTAAAACATTTTTAACTGCCACCCTAGGGTCGCTGTTAACAATGTTTGTAATATCGTCAATTATTGCTGCCTTGGTGTCTGCTGTCAATGGATCAAACAATGTGCTCCAAATGATAGTGCCAAAGTCCGGTCGCATGAGCTTCTCGCCTTTGCGAATATGGAAATGATTAAAAATATTCTGTTTAATTAACTCGTTGTCAACAATACGGAACTTTTTTAATCTATTGTATGTACTGAAACCTTTGTAGATGGGCATAGTTTAAATATTTATGCTATAGTAGGAGGTGCAGAAGTAGTGCCGCCACCTTTGGCTAAAACTTCAATTGCATACCTTCCCCTATTGAAATACATTTCACCTGTTGTACCATTGGCATCTGCTCCGCTAGCACTATTGCGCCAACTTTTAGCACCGCCAGCACCTAATAGGTGTGCTACTTGCAACATTCCGCCAACTTCACAGGCTGTATCGCCGCCTTTTATGCCGCCGATTCTAACCAATGTTTTGTAATTTGACAGTAACAATTTATACATTTCTGTTTCTTGCACACCTTTGGAATTAAACCATGACTCTATACTGGTACACCCGTTTTTTCCTGTCCAGGCATCTGGATAATTGAAGGCTCTATTTCCATATTGTTTGAAAAAATCTAACTTGATGTAGCCAGCGTCGGTGCAGGCCGCGGCACCAAATTGGTAACGTCCAATGTAATTAAGTTGATTTTTAATTGCATATTGCCAGCGGCTTTCGTTAAACGCTATTTGTGCCATCAAAGACTTGACTTGAGTTTGATCCAATGGGCCTACACCGCCAGGAGGATTTGGTGCAAATGCAGTATCTAACCAATTCTTAGGACATGGGTTGCTAACTGGTTTACCTCGTGCGGCTTCTAGTCCGGCATCTAGATAACGACTACTTGTAAGATAGCTACCCGACCCGGTAGTCACAGGTGCTCCGCTACCCGACGTCACTGGTTGTGTCAGTGGAGAACAGTCCTCAACTTTGGCAGTAGATTCTGGAGCCTCACCTTTGTTAACTGGTGTGTCTGCCGCTTGGCTTGCCGCTTGGCTATCTTGTGCGGCATTATATTTTTGTATTGGTGTTCCTTTGGGCTTGCCTATTTTTCTGTCCCATGGCTCATGTGTTGGCACAATTGCCATTATTGCACTAATCTTTGGGCCTTCATTTTTCCAAAGTTTTGTGCCGCTGTCATAATTTGCATCTGGGGATTCATACAATGTCATTGCCGCTGGCTTTTCGACAGTTTCTCCACTGCCGGAGTTTAAATTAACAGGAGATCCAGTCAAGTTCAATGTTCCGCCCGATGTCCAAGAACCTGATCCATCGTTGCTGATGTTTAATGCTCCAGCCGAACCAAGTCCCAATTTGGTACCAGCATATATTGTAGCATTTTCTACAGCATTCAATGTTATATTAGGAGCTTCAGCTGACAATTTATCTTTGCTGTACAAGTTGACTGATTTGTTTGCATGTAAATTAATATTTTTATCGCTGTAGACATTAAAGTCGCCTTGGGTTCTAATATTAATTCCACCTGCAGAATAAATGTGTAGGCCGCCATTACGTGCCAATTCTATCCAGACGCTACCAGCTTCGTTGGCAATATACATAATGCCTTCGGTATCATTCATTAATATTTGATGGCCGTCACTGCTACGCAATCTGAGTATTCTATTAACATCATTGAAGTCGCCGTCGTCCATTATAAATGTGTGACCACCTTTGCGACCACGCACTGCAATGTCATCTTCTTTGATATTTCCGTCTTGCAACTTTTTCTCAAAGTCTGCGCTTTGAGAGGGTTCTTTAAGTGGTCGCCCGGGTGTGCTAATACCAAACACACGACTAGGACTTTCTCTTTGACTGCTACTAGTAACTGCACCGCGAACTGGATCTCTATCTAGTCCTTGTTTTAAAAGTTTTAAAAATTGTACTTCGTGGATGGGTTTTTTATTGTCAATAAAATTTGGTACAACTTTGTTGGGATCGTTTTCATTGAATTCTGCCAATGGGTATACTTGCCCGTCGGTAAATGTTTTTTTCAAATCGTCTGATGCATTTTCTTTATCAACATCAGGCCCTGACCCAATGCCAGGTATCATGTATCTGCTCAAATTACTAGAGGTAACCCCAAACCAATATCCTCTATCGGCGTAGCCTCCTACAAATGTAACTATAACTTCGTTGCCAATATCTGGTGACATTGCCCACATTCCATAAGAATGTTGTACTTGTGTAAATTTATTGTTTTTGCTAGAATCAGGCTGAAAAGTCAATCCCATGTATGGGCTAACATAACTCACTGCATACCAAAATCTAGGATTGTTTTCGTCACCGCCTAGGTCTGGAATCCAAACCTGTAATCTACCAGACCTTGTGTTGTCAAAGTTATTTTTTACAATTCCAATGTATGGCCCCGGGTCTAGTCTGGCGGCAGATGTATTTGCACGATTGGCCCAATCTGGTATTTTTTTTGATTTTATTCTGTCGCTCATATTAATTTCTTAAATTTAAATAGATCCTTCGGGATCTGTACTTTCTTCTTCTTCCCAATCGCTTATGTCGACTTCTTCCCAGTCTTCTGATTCTTCTTCTAGTTCTATATCGCCTTCGTCCTCGGCTGCTTCTTCGTCACCTGTTTCTTCATCATCGGTGCCAGTATCATCTAGGTCACCGTTATCTTCATCTTCTTCAAATTCACTTTCTTCGTCGACATTTTCTTCATCAATGTCCTCTTGAGAATCTTCAAGGTCGCCCCAAGGATCAAAGTCTGGGTCAAATCCTGGCAATGCACCAGGCAATGGTGTACCTGCTTTGCCAATGCTTCGTGTGGCTTTTCCATCCACATCAACTTTTTTCTTTCTAGCAGGTCCAACAACATCAAATTCTGGCTGGTTTGGTTGTCTGATTAAATCCAAACTTTGTGTAAAAACACCTTGTCTAAATTCATTTTCAACTGTAATAAATTTATACACTCCGCTGAACGTGCTAGTAATAGGGTCATCGTCATAAAATCTAATGGTGCCATCGCTGTCGTCTAAGTCAACTGGAGTTACCCAAGTAATTAGTGCAAATAACTCACCTCGATCAAATTTTAAGCTATAGTTTGTAGTAAATTGGTAATCGTCGTCGTCGTAACCTTGGTTACTAGGATTAAAGAAAATATCATCTTGTTTAATTAATTCTGGGTCGCCAACTATTTTTAATTTGGCATTGATCATATCACCGCGAGCACTACTGTAGATGCTTTTTACTAAATCCGTTGCCGCAATAGTTCTGCTATCTCTGTTGGCATTACCAATTGCACTGGCCTGCTGGTCGCCCGACACAAAATGCATTGGTTGCGGATGCCCGGTATTTGGCGATGTAGTTGGTATTGTGCCTGCTAACTTGGATTCATCTGCCTCAGGAGCAGAATTTAATGCTTCCATTTTGCCGCGCTCGGCTGTGAGTGCAGTATAAAACAACATGTCAAAATCTAAACTAAAATCAATTATTTTTGTATTTTGTCCAGTATAGATATAATCATATCTCTTAGACCACCCATTGGGCTGTGACTTGGGTGCGTTTGGATTTTTTTGATTGTATACTGTATAAGTTTTTATATAGTACGTGATTTTTTTAGCCCATTTGTTTAATTTAGCATCAAACTCAGTTAATTTTATCACCGGTATTACTTTAAACCACTCTATTGGGGTATTCTGTTTGTCTGCTAATTTTTGCGGGTCTAGTTTTTCGTCACTGGGATCTATTACCTGTTTCCTAATAAATTCACTATTTCTAATGACTGCATTAATTACTTCAATTACACTGGTACCGGCATTAATTGGAAAGTTTTCTTTGTCGAACGGAACATTGCCGGCCCCTTTTTGCCCGGCGGCAGTACGAGCAAGTGCTGTGGCCTGTTTTGGGTCTGCAGGATTACTTAAAGGAGTGTTTCGAGGATTGTTTACTTTAGGAAATACAATTTTGCTGTCTTTGATTTTTTCATCAATGACAAAATCAATTGATGTGGTAGTTTGTGCATTTCCTCGTTTCTTCAAATTAGCAAACCAATCGTTGATTGCCCCTGCATAACTGCTTACATAATACGGTTGTTTTACCTGCGTTTGTTTTAGATTGTTAACTCTACCTTTTTTGGCCTGAGCATCTCTAGCATCGTACACTTCCTCGTTTTCGGCATCGTTGACAGCCGACTCTCTTTGATCACTTTCACTGACAATGGTTGTTCCTTCGGTTGGATCAAAAAATTCAAACACCGTACCAGCAGTTACGTTTAAATTAACCGGAGTTGACACATTGGTTTCCTGGAATGCCGCATGATTATATGGAATAGCTGTGCATTCATATTCTCCGCCGCGTTGACTTACTTTGGCTTTCATTCCGGTGATTTTGATTGGTATATGTTTTGTTTGATTTTCAATCATGCTAGGTTCTCCACGATCGTTAATACCAAAAAAATCAATGCTTAAAAGATATGGTTGTTCTAATAGACTTTTAGCGCCAGTCTCCTGTGCTAATTTAATCATTCTATTGTGTAAAGTAAACCCATATGGTTCTAAGATTTTAAAATTTAAATCAATTGTGTTTGTGCCGCGTGTTCTGGCATTCATTCCCACAATAGTGTTAAATTTTAAATAATCAAAATAAAAGTCTTCGTAGAAATGCTGGCTTCTAGGCAAATCCTTGCTTCGTCGCCCGGCGCTGATTATAACTACCTTTGGCCTAATAGGAGTTGTTGGATCCTTGATAATATTATTGTAGTCCGTTGGTGTTAATGCCGAAAGTCTTATGTTGTAAGTACTACTGGCATACGAAAGCAAAGGATTTTCTGTAGTTTCAAATACAGGAACTTTTTGCTTCGATACTTCAACTGGTTTAAAGGATCGCACAGCAGGCTCGTCTATTTCTTCTTTATACTGGTCGCCTGTGTTATCTGTGTTATCTTCGTTTTCTTGTTGTTCAGCTGGATCTTCGTTTAAATTTGTTTCTTCGTCGTCGGCCAGGGTATTTTTACTAGTTTCAGCATCTGCTAGTTCATCTTCGGCTTCTTGTTGTATAGCATCAAGAGCCTCAGGGTCAGCATTCGGGTCTTGAATTCCATTGACCGCCGATACTTCTATTTCAAGTTTTGAATTTTCTGCTTGATCAATTGTTGGGTCATCAATTCCGGCACCTGCCGCAGGATTACCATTGGTATCTAATGCGCCGTCAGTTGCAGTACCCGAGATCTTTGCTTCGTATGTTGCCAACTGAGCATCGTTTTGGCTAATACTGTTTTGTAATGTAGTAATTCTACTTCGCAAGGATGCTTGTCTAAGCCCGGTTAAACCAGGGTTGTTGAGCTGTTGCTGGGCTTGCTCAATGGCTTCCTGATGTCCAGCATTGTCTAGCTTTAGTCTAGCAATTTCGCTTTCGACGAAAGTTGTCATTATAGTCCTAGCGCCTTGTCAATGGTTACTTTTTTTGGAATTTTAATTGTAACGCCTGGTTTAAAATCAAACACTGGATCTTTAATAACATTTGGATTGCGTTGTGCAAACACCCACCAAAGACTAGCGTCTTTGTATAAGTCATAGGCCAGCATGTCGGGTCTGTACTCATATGATTTAGTAATTTTAAACGATATGTCAGTTACCAATGCCGGGATACTGCGATTTACCATTACATCAAGAAACTGAGAATAAGTTCCAGTTTGATAGTAAGGACTTGTTTTTGAAAATGTAGTTGCCATTATAGGAACCCTCCGCGCATATTAGTGCGTAATAATCTACCAGCGGCAAAATCATCAAGACTGAATCCTGTGGTTGCGGACCTGCTGTACACAGGTTGGAGTGTGACAGAAATAGTACTACTGGTAGGAACCCTTGTGCCTAGTGTTGAATTTGACATGCTGACTGGTTTACCATTAACTCCATACTCTGTGTAAGGAACATAAAGATAGTCAACGTCAGGAGAAAGGGTATGCTGAAACTGTGTTACTACACATGGCACATGCGGGAAATAGTGTGTGCCAAATCCATCCAAGAAAACCATCGGCGGCGGTGTTCCTGCTCGCTGATCTTTACCAAACCACATTTTGGTACAGGCACGTAAAAAATAAATTGCCGCTAACAAGTACTGGCCTTCTTTTCTATTTTGCACTGTAAACTCGCCTTGCAGTTGTATAGCCTGCACTTCGCTGCCGTCATAAAAATAACTAGCATAGTTGCTATGTGTTAATTTTTGCTCGCTGTATCGTGCCACATAACTCATGGTAACTTGTGGCAAATAGGGAAACACCAGTCCGCCCATTGCCGCCAAAGGTGCCACAATTCCAGCATTGTTAGTGTCGTTGTAGAAGTAGTCTGCACCCGGTGCCAACGATATTTTTACTCGCCAATCTTCGTTGTCTCCTGCAGGTTCATTTATACCTCTAGAAAATCCCACATTTGTTTTGGTATCAAATCCTCGAAACTCTCCGTTTAACGGTAATCCTGCATTTTCTAATCGTGCCTCGCTGGGATCGTATCCGCCGTATTTTTTCTGTGCTCCTTCGAGGTCGCCCCAAGGATCATCGTTGGTGACGTCGGGCCCAGAGTCGCCTTCGGCAGTCCAATTATAATCACCATTGGCCGCATCGTCTGCTTTGTCTCCAATGTAATACGCTTCGCCAGTTTCGTCGTTAACTGCATAACCGGGCATTAAATTGCCATCGTCGTCGTATGCCAATCCTTGTCTGGCTTCCTGACCGTCGATATCTTCTTGTAACTGCTCTTCAGATCCGGCGTCTTCTAAGTCAGCCAGTTGCCCATCAATGTCTGCGCGATCAAATTCTGTTGTGACTAGTGCTTCTTTGTCAGATTCAAATTCTGCCTGAGCACTTTCAAGTTCTGCGGCAGCGTCTTCGATTTCCTGCATGACCTCTGGATCATCAGGAAACTGGTCCAAGGTATCTCTAGCTGTGGACAGCCTGGATACAGCTTCATTATAAGCCTGTTCAGACTGATCCGCCCGAGCTCGAAGTATCTCTTGGTTACTTTCGATTTCAGCTAATTCTGCTTCAAGTTCTTCGCGGGTCGCCATGTATGTTCCCTAAAAATTAACAATCTGGGGTGAATGTGCTATAAATATTAAATATAACTCCATCCATCTCTTGCTTTTTATATTTATTGCCCGTAAAATGTGGTAGTATTATTAGAGGAATATTATGAAACACAACTACTTAAACAACAAAGATATTCTGAAAGAAATTCATAAAAGCAAAACAACTTACTGCACTTTCACTGATGCACAGTATGCAGATTATGATATGATTCTTCCAGATTTCAAAAGCCTTAACAAAAAGAATATATTGCAGGGTCGCAAAAATCGTGCAGAGCGATTGGCTAAATTGGCATTAGAAGAAGCAGTAGCCAAAGGCGAAAAAAGAAAACTTGAAGAATTTGAAATTAAGTACACTAAAATTCCAGAGACAGATGTTATTTTTAGAGTAATGTCTTGGGAACATATCCCAATTGACGAAGTCAAAACTAAAAAGTATGCGGCAAAGCAGGCAGCTCTTCAGGCAGAAGATGAAGATGCTACGTTTACAGAATACGACGACGAAGAAGACATTGCAAAAAACAATCCCAAGTACAACAAGTGCAATTTTCCTCCTTTTCAGCATTATAAAATAAACGACGAAGGAACACCGGTTTGCGTTGGAAAAAGTCATTGGCTTGGTAGTTTAGACTCTGGAGAGTTTTCCAAAGATCACGGAACAATGACTAAAAAGCTAGCGCACATGTTTATGAAACTGTGTGAGCGTTATGCCACAAGATCAAACTGGAGAGGATACACCTACAATGACGAAATGCGAAGCCAAGCCCTGCTACAACTCAGCCAAATCGGATTGCAATTTGACGAGTCAAAATCGCAGAACCCTTTTGCGTATTATACTGCCGCTATCACTAACAGCTTTACTCGTGTGTTGAATATTGAAAAACGCAATCAAAACTTGCGTGATGATATCATGGAAATGAATGGGCTAACTCCTAGCTATACCAGACAAGGCATGTCCGGTTATTCGGGCGGTGGCGAGCATCACGGTGATGAATAATATATTTTTAATACATAATGGTAATAGTCGGGTTAAGTCTACTGTGGCAGAAAGACTTAACTTAAAAATTTTACCATGTATTACAGCAGATTGGCACATAGACGATTTGGTCTACTCCACTCTAGAAGAAAAATTATATTTTCTCTGTTCGAATACAAACTACGTCACTGATGTAACTCCGGCTGATAATTTATCATATCAGGATCTTTATCAAATTCAACAAAAGGTCAAAGTTGTTAAAGTTCTTACTAGTTTTGAAAACGATTTAGAAAATTTAGAACCAGTCTGGTCGCAGTACGATCAACTACAATGGAAGCGCAATATTTGCTATGGTCTTTGGTTATACAACGAAATTATCAAATTTGACGAAATAGCATTTGATGAGTTGACAGTTCCTAAAAATCAAGAGCCTGTGATATTCACTCCCGGACGGTCTGGTTCTCATGTACTTAAAGGCGTAACTGGTATTGAGCCATATTTCCACCACGACAGTGATTTGTTTAACAACAAAAATTGGGTAACGCTGTCAGCGTCAAAAGAAATATATAGTATTCTTCGAAGAAGTTTTTTAAGCCAGGTACTAAGTCACCATATGACAGATCTATTGGGATTTCGTATGCGGACTTTAGATTTTAATCTAACAGAAAATCAGACTCTAATTAAAAATTTAGAGGCGGCAGCGATAACCCCCAACACTCTGACAGAGACATTAAATTTTTTAATTAGTTTTGTTGATTATCTATTATTTGTAAAAATGTTTGTGAACCCAAATGTAAAATTTACATGTTACGAAGACCTACATCCGTATTACGACAAAATACCGCATAAGAAAAATCCATATCATGCAAGAGATTATGCATCAAATATCAATGTTGTTGAGCCTATAATTAACATTCAATACAATCCAATCTATCAACACGCACTTGGGCAAATTGGCCGGGTAGTGGGCCTTGCAATTTTGTAAGTAAGTGTCTATAATAAGAGCTCTATGAGTAATCTTTTTAAAAAAGCCGCAGTCTTCACTGACATACATTTTGGTCTTAAATCTAACAGCCAAGTCCATAACGAGGACTGTTTAAATTTTATTAAATGGGCCACTGCTACTGCCAAAGAAAACGGGTGTGAAACTGCTTTCTTCCTAGGCGACTGGCACAATAATCGAGCGTCAATAAATATTATTACGCTAAATTATAGCCTGCAAGCACTCGAACATCTGAATGCAAATTTTGACAAGGTGTACTTTATACCCGGTAATCATGACTTGTATTATCGTGACAAGCGCGATATACAATCAGTTGAGTGGGCCAAACATTTACCAAACGTACAAATTTGTAATGATTGGTTCAGCGACGGCGATGTTGTTATTGCTCCTTGGCTTGTTGCCGAAGACCATAAACGCATACCTAAATTAAAAGGTCGTTATATGTTTGGGCATTTTGAGTTGCCCGGATACTTAATGAATGCTATGGTAGCCATGCCCGAACACGGTGACTTGCGTAGAGAACACTTTTATAACTTTGAACATGTGTACACCGGGCACTTTCACAAACGACAAACACAAAAAAATATCACATACATTGGCAACTGTTTTCCTCATAACTATGCCGATGCTGGCGACGACGATCGCGGTATGATGATACTAGAGTGGGGCAAAGAACCCACATTCCATGCATGGCCCGATCAACCTAAATATCGTGTGTACGGGCTAAAAGATGTGCTAACACACACAGAAGCCATGCTACAACCTGGCATGCATGTTAGGGTCAATTTGGATGTAGACATCAGTTACGAGGAAGCCACTTTTATTAAAGAAAACTTTGTGTCAAATTTTGGCCTTAGAGAAATTGTATTGGTCCCTAGTAAAAAATCTGAATTTGGAGAAGAAAATATTAATATCGGAGATATAAAATTTGAATCAGTAGATCAAATTGTCACTGATCAAATTGTGAATATTAATTCAGAATCTTTTGATCCTAACTTACTATTACAAATTTATCAGACTTTATGAAATTACCAAGATTAGTTCAACTAGGTAATAATTTATGTGCTCAAGACAAGATAATTTTAGATCTATTCAAAAGTAAATCTGTCTCGTATATAGGACATGACTCCAATTTTGCATCTCATTTAAATCAAAGCGGAGATCAAAACAATTTAATTTTGATTTTAAACTCACCTTTCTGGATCAGTGATCTTTTAAATAAGATTGAAAAATATTGCTTGCCAAATATTAAAAGTTGTTACCTAGGAATTAATAGGTATTATCTATTAGGCAATGACATAAAAGTCACATATCGTTGCAATTCAGAAGTTGGTAGTAACTTAATTAATATAGCAGAGACTCAATTGTCTGCTAAAGGATTTGATGTCAAATCCAAAGGAGCAGACGATAATGATAAAGGAAAAAAGTTTAACTTTATACAACCATTGACTTGGATATATGCAACAAACAACAATAACGGATGAGAATCGGCAAGACTTTTATAATTTAGTTTATAAACAAAGTCGTCATAATATTACACCGTTAATTGACATTTCAATGCACGACCTTCCAATAATGGTTGATTGTTTGGGCAAGCATTATGAAGAGCATTTTAACAAAAAAGTTTATAAATTAGAAACCCTGACATCAGTAAAAAATTTTAAATTGCCCATAGATTACTTTGATAGATTAATAGACGATCAAAAAGAGCAAGATATTGGATGGCCCGAAGTCAAATTAAATAAATCTGTATTGATTTTTGATCGTAGTCCTTTATTAAAATATCGATCAGTCGATGACCTACACAAGATATTAACACAAACATCAAACAAGTACACACCAACTAAAATAATTTTACGTTTAAATTTAACTTTTATCGATGACAATAGATTTGATAATAGAATTAAAAATTTAAGCCAACTCGAATTAGATCGATACCGTATTGAAAAATTTTCATACGATGTTAAAAATGACCTTTTATATATAGAGTATGAAAATACCAATTGATTTTGTTGCCGGCACACATGGAAATTTCTTAGAGGTATGTTTAAATCATGCTTCTGGCAGTTCTGTGGTTAATTTTAATCCATTTGGCAATTTAGGTACCAGTCATCAAAAAAGCAATGAATATAATAGCAAGAAATTATTTTATGCAGAACATTGGTTTGAGTTATACATAAAAGAACTTTCTCAATTTGATAAAATAATATCAATAAATTTTAGTCAAGATGATCTGTTGCTGGTAAGCAGTCTAAGTTTACTCAGAGCCGGAGACTTTGGTATTGACAACAATCAATTGAGTGTCGATACTGTTAAAAAATTAAACAATAAATTTTATTCTTTGTTATTAGAAGAAATATATACCAGCTATCCATTTTTAAATAGAAACGACAGCAGTATACCAAGACACATACTTAGAGAATTTTTTAAGTTTAGTTTTAAAAACCCAAACATAAATGGCTATTGGCTTAAACAAAAATCTATGCATTATCCAACAAATGCAAAAGTTTTTACATGGGATCTAAAAAATTTTTATTCTTGGGAGTTTTTCAAAAAATCAATCGATGAGTTAAGTTTGTTTTTTAATTTACCAATGGATACTGCTTCACTGAAACATTTACATGAACAATTTTTATCTTCGATTCCGTATCTTCATGACAAAACAATTTGCGATGCTATCGTAGATGATATTATAAACAAAAAGTTCAGAGACATACCCGATCTATCATTGTTTCAAGAAAGCTATATCAACGGTGTTTTAGAAAATGTCTTCGAAGTGGAAATGCCATTTGAGCAAGAGTACTATTTTAAAAGTACAAAAGATGTAGTATACTATATAAAAATTAAGCGGAACCTTTATGATTCAAATTAGTGACTTAACTGTAAAGAATTTTATGAGCGTAGGAAACGCTACTCAAGCTATTAATTTTAATAGAAAAGATTTAACACTGGTACTAGGAGAAAATCTTGACCTTGGTGGTGACGATTCTGGCGCCAGGAACGGAACTGGTAAAACAACCATTATTAATGCATTAAGTTATGGACTATACGGGCAGGCATTAACTAATATCAAAAAAGACAATTTAATTAATAAAACAAACAGTAAAGGAATGCTTGTAACTGTTAACTTTGAAAAAAATGGCATAAACTACAAGATTGAGCGAGGAAGAAAGCCCAACGTTATGAAATTTTTTGTTGGGGATGTTGAAAAAGAAATCACAGACGAAGCACAAGGCGACAGCAGAGAAACACAATCAGAAATTGAACGCATGTTAGGCATGAGCCATGATATGTTTAAGCATATATTGGCTTTGAATACCTACACCGAGCCTTTCTTGTCTTTAAAAGCCAATGATCAGCGCACTATCATTGAACAATTACTTGGCATTACTTTATTAAGCGAAAAAGCAGAAATACTTAAAGAATCAATCAAGTCAACTAAAGATGCAATAGTACAAGAAGATTTTAGAATTAAAGCAGTCACTGATGCAAACAAACGAATACAAGAACAAATTGAAAGTTTAAAACGTAGACAAACTCTTTGGCTGAATAAACACAATCAAGACATTGATGATTTGCAAAAAGCATATGATCAGCTGAGTCAAATTGACATCGAAGCTGAATTGGCCGCTCATCAATTGCTGGCTAGCTACAACGAAAAACAAAAACAAATAAACGATCTTAACAGTTGGGTTCGACGCTGTGAGCTCGATGAAAGACGAGAACAAAAATTAATCGACCAGCTTAGGACAGAAATTGCCAGTCTAGAAAATCATACGTGTCATTCTTGTGGTCAAGCATTTCACGACAGTAAACAAGAAAATTTGCTAGAGGAAAAACGCAAGGCATTACAGGAAGCCGCACTACAAGCACTAGCAACTAATACACAATTGTTTGAGCACACCGACAAACTAAAAGAGTTGGGCGAGTTGGGCCCAATCCCAAAAACGTTTTACGACAACGAGTCTGATGCATTTGAACATCGTGCCAGTCTTGGTAATATTTTGAGTCAATTGAATGCAAAGAGCGACGAGCATGATCCTTATGGGGAACAAATTAAAGAAATGAGCGAACAAGCCTTGTCCGAAGTCAGCTTTGATTTAATAAATGAATTGACTACTGTTAGAGAACATCAAGAATTTCTACTTAAACTGTTAACCAACAAAGACAGTTTTATAAGAAAACGAATCATTGATCAAAATTTAAGTTATTTAAATCTGCGACTAGGGCAGTATCTGGATCGCATCGGCTTGCCACACACAGTTAAATTTTTAAATGATTTAAGTGTAGAAATCACTGAACTTGGTAGAGACCTTGACTTTGATAATTTAAGTAGAGGTGAGCGTAATAGGCTTATACTTTCATTGAGCTGGAGTTTTAGAGATGTGTGGGAAAGTCTATACCAACCAATCAATTTGTTGTTCATTGACGAATTAATTGACTCCGGTATGGATGCAAGTGGTGTAGAAAATAGTCTTGCTATTCTGAAAAAGATGAGTCGTGACCATAACAAGAGTATTTGGTTAGTCAGTCACAAAGATGAATTGGCAGGACGAGTTAATAACACGTTGCATGTAGTAAAAGAAAATGGCTTTACCAGCTATAACACCGACGTTGAAATAATATGAAACTAAAAGCGGTTAGCGGCACAATGGCTAACATGATTCGCCCAAGATCAAGTTACATTGAGATACTTTGGCGATTGTTGATCAGATGCAATTACGATTGCAGTTATTGTAGCAGTGAGTATCACGATACTACCAGCGAAATACCCACGGTAGAACATTTGATTACGCAGGCCAATAAACTTGATGCTTATGCACACAGTATAAACAAACAAATATACTACGATTTCACCGGCGGAGAGCCTTTTATTGTAAAAAATCTGCCTGATTTTTTTGAATACCTGTCTACATTACCTACAACAGCTAGTGTTAGCGTTATGACCAATACCAGCGCACCAGTCAAGGTATATCATCGTGCCATGAACTTTTTAAATGATTTAAATTTTAGTATTCATTTTGAAAACAATCATAGTACAGTTAACGAAAAAGTAGAAAAGATAATTGAAATGCATCAAGCATACGGGCCAGAGCGTGTCAAAGCAAATTTAATGATTGAAGCTGGCGAGTTAGATCTAGTAAAACAAACCGGACAACGATTGGCTGATGCTGGTGTAAACACCATATACAAAATTGTCAATCCGCAAATTAAAACAGACACAATTACAGTAGTAAGACCTAACGAAAAAGCCAGCCAAGTTGGATTGTACAGCAGTAAAGATCTATTGTTGGCCAATTATGATTTTTATATCAATCAATACTACACCGAAGAAGAATTAAAGTTTGTTAGAGACAATACCAATTTTAAAGCCACAGACAAAGACGTAACCAGTATCTGGTCTGACGGTTCTGTTAGTAAAAATCACTGCACCGAATTAGTTAACAACGGCTATACAAATTTCAAAGACTGGACCTGCTTTGCTGGCATAAATGGTTTGCATATAAGGCCCGATGGCGATACTTACATTGCATTATGTAATCAAGATTATCTAGGCAATCTTTATAAAGACACTGTAGTTTGGCCCACAAAGCCAGTCACCTGCAGACTTAATCGTTGTATGCATGTGACAGATATACGGATTCCGAAATACCAATGACTGCAAAAGTACTGCACCTAGAACCCACTACTATCTGTCAGGCCGAATGTCCGCAGTGCCCTCGTACATACCAAACTGGTTACGAGATAGTCTCTATGTCAGCATCAAAAGCTAAAGAAATATTTTCTGTTGAATTTATTCAATCGCTGGACAAAATGTTCATGTGCGGCAATTTAGGCGACCCTGCGGCAGCTGAAGATGCTGTGGAAATTTACAGATACTTTAGACAGCACAATCCAAACATTGTGTTAGGAATGAATACCAATGGTGGATTACGTAATAGAAAATTTTGGACTGAATTGGGTCGATTATTTTCAAACCCATTAGACTATGTGGTATTCAGCATTGACGGATTAGAAGACACCAATCACATATATCGAAAAAATGTTGCCTGGCATCATGTAATCAATAATGCTAAAACTTTTATTGACTCTGGTGGTAGCGCACATTGGGACATGCTGATATTTGAACACAACGAGCATCAAGTCAGTGACTGTGCCAAGTTAGCCAAAGATTTAGGTTTTAGTTGGTTCCGAGCCAAGGTCAGCAAACGACACAACGAAGTTCCTGTAGCATTTTTGCGGCCTCCACGTAATTGGATTGATCCTGTGATAGAATCAGTTGATATCGATTGTCATGTACTTAAAGAACAGAGTGTATATGTAAATGCACAAGGGGATTGGTTTCCTTGTTGTTGGCATGGCCTTTCACAGCCAAATAATAATGTAGTAAGTTGGTTTTCACAGTTAAAAGAAACATGGACTACCAGCCCTGATCCAATTTGCAAAACAAACTGCGGTACTAGATATGGGCAAACTAGTTTTTCAAATCAGTGGCAACAGGAAATTGAATTAACTAATTACAAGTATGACTAGTCCACAAAAAGCCAAGGGCAACGCCTGGGAGCGCCAAGTTGCCGAACATTTAACCAATCTATACGGCGAAAGATTTATTCGTGTGCCGCACAGTGGTGCCTACATTGGCGGCACTAACTCTGCCCGTAAAGAATTTTTACACGAAGGTCAAATACGCAGTTTTAAAGGCGATATTATACCCGGTCAGAGTTTTCCGCGATTCAATACAGAATGTAAAAGTTATAAAGATTTTCCATTCCATCAGCTGTACTCAGGAGAAGTTAAAATTCTTGATGCTTGGTTAGGGCAACTGTTAGAAGTTGCAGACTCCGGCGATTATAGTATTTTGATAATGAAATTTAATCGCAAGGGAAAATTTGTTGCGGTTCAAGATCCCGTAATAGGCGCCGATCAAGGATATAGTGTGTATAATAGTACAAAACATGGTCGCTGGTGGATTTTAGAATATGATCTTTTTTGGTTACACAACAAAGAAGCTGTTAAAGGGCGCTGTGCATGACTGTGCAACTATTGCGATGGCCCAGTGGTAGCGGTGGGGACACTGTTTTAAAAATACTGTTAGACAGCAATCCAGAATTGCAATCTAATATAAAATTTAAAGAATTAACAGAGTCCGGGCGTACTACAACTGAGTTCACAGAATTAGTTACACAGTATCCAGAATTGGCCAATTTAAGCGGGCGAATGTCCGATTATGAAGACCGAGAAACATTAAATCGTATAATCGAAACTTTAAAAAAACTATCCACTGAAAAAACAGACTACATTTTTAGATGTCATGGCTTTATTCCAGAATTTGAAAAATTTGATATAATTGATATAAAACCAACCAAAACTTATTTTAGCTTTATAATACAATCTCACATGGCAAAGCGAGCATTTAGATCGGAAAACGACGGAGTTAACGATTTACATATTCACCTCAGACACAATGATAAGTATCAACAAGAGTCGTTGGATTACGAAACTTACTGTGTGGCTGTGCAACATTTAAAAAATATTGAACAGGCTCGCAGTCCAAATTATCTACTTGTGGATACTTTATTATTAAATTGGATCAGTTTAAAATATAAACTATCAGATCTTGGATTTACTATTCGAGATCAATGCAAACTCTACTACACATCATGGCTTGATCAAAACACAAACTACATCTCATCACCAAAATACAGATACTACATTGGCACCCAAGACTACAACTACCACGACACTTCTCTAAATCGAATCGAACGCTACTGTCTTTTGGCACTCTCCGGCAATCACTTTCAAATCTTAAATTAATTACATCACATAGCAACTTTGTTTGGTCGGGGTACCTCGACTCACTTTGAGACTGTACAGGTAGGGCTGTGCCGTTAGATCTAGTGCGTTGCAAGAAAAAAGCTAACTTCAGGCTGAAAAGGTCGAGGCAATGTGAAAAAGATACAACCTCAGCTTATAGAATTTGGGTCTATTCCGGATTACTAGGGTTCCGTTGACATGTGAAGCTAGAGTAGGGGGTACCGGTCAACCGCCTCCGCTGTCGTAAGACGAATCTCTTTAGAATAGATGACTGTGCTACTCAGATGATGCATTGTTAATTCACCCGTAGAGGGTGAATTATGACCAATTAATCTAGATGATACTTAAAAAAGAAAGTTAAAAAAATGTTGTTGAGCGATAGCGAAAACAACAGACTTGCGTAGCAAGTCTTTAAAAGAAGTTAAAAGAAGTTAAGCCCAGACTTCTTAGTAGTTTCTAAATTCTCTTTGATAATTTCAGAAATTATCTTTCGTTCTTCTGGACCTAGTTCCATGGCAATATCATATGTGATGCCACCACGCATGTACCAACAATTACGTAATGCTTCTTCTTTTATGGCTCTTGACTCTTTATCGTATTGTTTGATTAATTCGATGATGTCTTCGTTGTCTAGTGTCAAGAGCCGTTGTCGAAAAAACTAGCATAATCAAAAGTTAAATCAACTTTGAATTCGTGTGTGCAATTGTCACATTTAACATCAATTGGTTTGATTGCAGCCTGCTTGGCTATGTCGTTTAAACGAGTTTGAATCTGCTTAATCAATTTAGTATCGCAATTCTGATAAAACTCATTGATGAATTGTTTATCTGTTATGGTGTTGCCGTCGCTGACAATAGATCTGGTACTGTCGCTTAATGTTTTAATATTGAGATCTACTAGATTGTTCAAATGTGACGTGAACTTGGTTTTCTTTTCTTCCTCGGGCATATTCTCGTCAAGAGTTTTTAACAAACGTTGTTCTTCGAATTGAATTTGATTGGTAGCGTTTGCACTAAAATAACTTTGCGGTTGTAGCAAAATTTCAAGCCCATCGTAACTGATTGGAGTTTCATAGTCTGGGCGTTGTATGCTGGAAATTATATTTCTTAGATCCAAATCATAATTGTGCTCGGTGCCACATTTTGGACATTTGGTTCCAAAATCCATAAACTCGCCGTAGCTGGCAATTCTAATGGCTATTAGTGTAGCATCAAGGTCAATGCTGGGCATGCCCCATGCATCTTTAATATTTGGACAACAACTATGTATAACACTAACAGTACCTTGACCGCTTAAAACAGCATCAGGAGTGCGTAGTGTTATTTCATCTTTGGCAGTCATTGGAAATACTGGAATTTCCTTGTTTGTTGGTAACTCTAGTGTTCCGTCGACCCAAAAATCGCCTTTACTGGGCAATGGCAGGTACAATTTAGGTTGCCTAAAGTGTTTGGCCAATGGGTTAGGTGCTTTTTGTTCCATAATTTGAATCCTATAAATATAATTGAATACATTCTTATTTATAGGTAAAAACCACCATGGCTTTAGAAGATGAGCAAATTCGCAAACTAGAAGACTATGCCAAACGATTTGGCACAAATGTTGATGAGCTCATTAAAGCACACAAAAGGGTAACAGGTGCCACAGAAGATTTTCGAGACGAGCTTGAAAAAAGCAAAGACAGTATTAGATATGCTAACCGTCAATTTGACGATGTAGAAAAGAAACTTAAAAAAAGCGGCAACAGTTACAGTGCAGTTATCAATGATCTAAATAGATTAGAAGATACTATTGAAGGAGTAGCAGACACAGGGCAAGATGCTATTCTTAAAATGCAGATGCAGAATCGTCTGGACGTGATGGCTCGCAAGGCTGCAAATGAACAGTATAGAAAACTTGCAGTAGATGCAGGCGCTGAACTGGTCAAGGGACTAATTAATTACAATATTGCTCGTGCCAAAGCATTGGTAGGCGCAGTACAAAGCGATTCAAGTGGGTTTCAAATGGCCGGCGATCTTGCAGTTGCCAGCATTGATGCACAAAATAAAACAGTTCAAGGCGTAGCAGGCGTTGTTGGTTCAGTTGGCACAGCAATGACCTTGCTGCCGGGTAAGTTTAAACTAATTGGCGTAGGTTTAACTGCACTGGCTGGAGCAGTGGGATTTGCTTCTGAAAAAATGTCAGACTTGGCCAAATTTGGTCTTGAAGTAGCAGTCAAAGAGTTAGAAAAAACAACAAAGGCATATAACGACAGTGCAACTGCTGGGGCACTATTTGCCGACGGCCTAGAAGGGCTAAGAAATACTGCACATTCAGCAAACTTAACAGTGGCGCAATTTGCCAATGTACTTAAGAATAACTCTGGAGATTTAGCGGCTGCTGGTATCGGGCAAGTTGAAGCCGCTAAACAAGTTGGCCGTGTTGGTAAAGCATTTAAAGAATCTGGCGTACAAGATCAATTATTGAAGCTAGGTTATGGATTTGAAGAACAGGCCGCACTGACAGCAGAAACAATGGCCAGTATGCGTAGATCAGCAGGCGGCCGCGTTAGCGATGCCGAAGTGGCCACACAAACAGCCAAATATGCAGAAAACCTAAGATTAATTGCCAGTTTGACCGGCGAAGATGCCAAGAAAAAAGTACAGGCTGTACAAGAACAAAACAATATCTTGGCGTTCCAACAAGAGTTAGCCAAGAAGTCTCCACAACAACGTGCTGAAATTGACAAGGCCATGGCCTTGATGACAGAGCAAGAAAGAAAGAATTTCAGAGAGCGTGTGATTTTTGGTGATGTAATTAACAAAGAAGGCGCAATATTTGAAGCCAATGTCAGTGGCGCAAGAGAAAAGAGTTTAACACTAGTTGATGCATTTAATAATAACAGATTGACTACAGAAGCAGTGGCCGAAGCCAATGCACAATACGGTGAGCAAATTAGAGAAAGTATTTTGTCACAACAGGCATTGGGTCAAGCGGCCTATGCGGCAGGTGGTGCGTTGGGCGATGTTGCCAAAGCAATGATGGAAAGTGTAACGCAGTCTACTACACAAACCGCAGAAGCATTGGCCGCTAACAAAGCATCAATTGAAGCTGCCAAAAATACACAAAATGAATTAACTAATCAATATGTTGCCGCGGCCAAGTCGGCGCAGGATTTAAAAATTGCAGTTGAAATTGAATTGACTGGTGCAATTAAAAACTTTGCTAAAATTGCCAATTCTATATTAGACGGAGTAAAATCTCAAATGGCGGCCTTGGGCCTGGGTGGAATGACCGGTGGTCCTGGTGATATAAAAGCACAGCTGGAAAAACAAGACGAAACAAATAGAGCTCAAATGACAATGAGTGAAAAAGCCATGTCATATGTGGCTGGGGCAGTCGAATCAGTTCCGCAAGGACTAGGCAAAGCATTAAGTGGAATTGGACTAAACTTAATTGGCGATTGGATGCAGTCAAAAACTAATGAAGTCCAAAAAGAAAGAATTGAAAACGAATCAAAATATTTAAAGTCTGAAGGTAGAAGCCAAGACGCTGCCAAAGTAGAAGAAAAATTTGATAAAGCGGCAAGCGGAGTTGATGCATTGGGTAGTGCAGTTGCCCGAAGCATTGAAGTTATGGGATTCTTTGCCAGTGAGCTAACTGGATTAAGTTTTATAACAGACATGACTAAAAAGGCTCAAGAACAACGTCTTGAGTACGAACGTAATTATGTAAAAGAAAAAGATAAAGAAGGTACCGGTAAAGTAAAAATGGCACAAGGTGGTGTTGTGTCTGGACCAACTACTGGATTTGACAATGTTGAGTTGCATGGCACAGAAGCAGTAATTCCGTTGTCGGGCGGTCGTGCTGTACCTGTCAGCATCGAAGGTGGTGTTGAACTGAAGAATCAGACTCCTGGTCAGCTACTGGAAGGAATGGCGTCACACTATGACGATCTGACCAACACAGTTAAATCGTACTTTCAATTGCAAGGACAGCTACAATCTCTTGAAGCACTAAAAGACACCGGTGGAAAACCTGTTTATGTAGACACTGATCCAGAGTTGTTAAAAAGCACAAATTCAATGTACACCAAACTTGACGAAATGAAACAAGTTTTGTTGAACAGTGGTTACAATAAAAATTTCTTAGAAAATAGTGACATAGCAGATAAAAGTCCTAAATTAGATTTACGCTATTATGATGTAATGGACTTGATGGAGGACACACAATCAAAAGGATTTAGTCGATTCAATGAGTTAATGTCCAAGTATGATTTGCTGTCGTCGGAGATCAAAGGGTCTGGCAATTTAACTGATGTTTCGGCCAATTTTAGTCAAAGTTTTCTTGATGCAGTTGAACTGTTAAAAACCAAAGCTGTTGATATAGCCGGCGCAAATTTTGACAAATTGAATAAAAGCAGATCTATTACGCCAGAAATGGATAAAAATCAACTGTCAAAATTGATGGAAGATGGACCAGTTGCTGTATTCTCTAAAGTATTTGATAGCGCCGCAATTGGGCTAAAGTCTGTGTTTACCACAGTGGACGAAACAGAAAAGGCAAAACTGACAGAAACTACAAGAGGGTTGCAAGATACCTTTGGCAATATCAAAGAAAAGATATTCCAAGGTTTGACAATGCCTACTGAAAATTTTGTAGCACCTCTAAGAGATTTAACAGCCAGCTTTGATAAAAAAACAGAACAGCCCGGGTTTGATACAGAAGAATTTAGAAAAGCATTGACCGAAGGCATCAAATTGGCAATGTCTACTGTGACAACAAAAGCAGAAGCAGAAGACACAGTTCCTAAAGTTGATCTGAATGTTTCTAAATTAGAAGAGTTAATAGCTGTCATGCAAGAGCATAAAGAGTTGGCTCGAAAACAAGTTGAACAAAGCCAAGAAATGGCTGGCCTACTAGATGAACATAAATCTTTGAGTCAGCAATTATTGAATAACTCATACTAAGGTTAAATACACTACTGAGAAAACATCTATGTCTTGGAAAAAATATTTTAAAACTAGCAATTTACCATCTAATTTAAGCCCAATTGGTAGCGTAAACGTACCCGATATGACCTATCGCAATTGGCAAAGTAACTTGCCAGATGTATATATTGGGCATCCAAATCGTATTGAGCGATACAATCAATACGAACAAATGGACATGGACAGCGAAGTCAACGCCGCACTGGATATACTTGCTGAATTTTGTACACAAAAAAATGACGAAGATACTATGCCTTTTAGTATCCATTTTAAAGAAAAGCCCACAGATAATGAAGTAAAAATTATCAAAGAACAACTAAACCAATGGGTTAGTTTAAATGAGCTAAACAAAAGAATCTTTAAAATTGTAAGAAACACAATAAAGTATGGCGATCAAGTTTTTGTTAGAGATCCTGAAACTTTTAAAATGTTCTGGGTTGAAAGTGCCAAAGTTGTTAAAATTATTGTAAACGAAGCAGAAGGCAAGAAACCAGAACAGTATGTGGTTAAAGATCTCAATCCCAATTTAGAGAATTTAACTGTTACAGCAGTAACTACAAACGACACATATTCTACTAATCCTCAAGTTGGCGGACCCAGCGGGGCATATATAATGCCGTCAAAGGCCATGACCGGCGGTGGTAGATTTCAAAATGCACAAAATGAAAAAGCAATTAATGCAGAACATGTAATACACTTGAGTTTGACCGAAGGCTTAGATATATTTTGGCCATTTGGTAATAGTGTACTAGAAAACATTTTTAAAGTATTCAAACAAAAAGAATTGCTAGAAGATAGTATTATTATCTACCGTGTACAACGTGCTCCTGAACGCAGAGTATTTAAAATTGATGTGGGTAACATGCCAGCACACATGGCCATGGCTTTTGTTGAGCGTATTAAAAACGAAGTCAACCAACGAAGAATACCAAGCCAAACTGGCGGCGGCACCAACATGATGGATGCCACTTACAATCCATTGAGTACCAATGAAGATTACTTTTTTCCTACCACAGCAGATGGTAGAGGATCTAGTGTAGATGTATTACCAGGCGGACAGAATCTAGGCGAAATTACCGATTTAAAGTTTTTTACAAATAAGTTATTTCGAGGATTGCGTATTCCTAGCAGTTATTTGCCCACAGGAATGGATGACGGAACCCAGGCAGTCACAGACGGGCGTGTGGGTACAGCATTAATTCAGGAATGGCGTTTTAACCAATACTGTAAACGTCTACAGTCAATGATTGTAGACAAGTTAGATCAAGAATTTAAAATGTTTATGCGTTTCAGAGGCATAAACATCGACGGACAAATTTTTGATCTAATATTTAATGAACCACAAAATTTTGCACAATATCGTCAGGCTGAAGTAGATGCGGCAAGAATTACTACATTTACACAACTTGAACAATATCCTTATTTGAGCAAGAGATTTTTGCTTAAACGTTATTTAGGACTAAGCGAAACTGAAATGGCTGAGAACGAAATAATGTGGAAAGAAGAGCAAGGACAACCTGACACAGCCGAAGCTGAAGGCAGTAATTTACGTAACGTTGGTATTACTCCTGGTGCCATTTCACAGGATCTAGAAGGACTTGACACACCGCCCGAAGGCGAAGGTGAGCCAGGTGCCGAGCCAACTCCGGGTGCAGGACCTGGTGCAGGTGCACCTAACACAACCGCTGCCGCCCCGGGTTCTTCGCCAGCATTATAAATATAGTACTATGCTTATACTTGAACTGTTTACCAATACCGATCGTAGAATTGAAAAAGACGATAATTCACCTTTAAAAATAAATGATGTTCGTAAAACACGACTGTCATTGGCACACATCAACACTATCAGAATGGCTAGAGATGTTCGAAAATTTGAACAAGAAGAAAAAGCCAAAAATGTTTCAAAACAATATTCAGTACCCGCAGAATCTGCCGCGGGCGGCGTTAGCGCCTAAAATACTTCAAAAAACACCCATTTAACCCTGAAATATACGTAGTTTTGTAAATAACTTTACAAAGCACTTATTTTAAGGAGTTCCTATGAACAAATATGAGAAGCTAATTGAATACATCATCAATGATGAAGAAGCAAAAGCTAAAGAATTATTTCACGAGATTGTGGTAGAAAAGTCTCGTGATATTTACGAAAGTATTATGGATGAAGAAATGATTGACGAAGTCGACGAGAAAAACGCAGTCGATGACTTAGTTGATGACATTTCCGATGAAGTACAAAAAGACGAAACCATGGAAGCCGACGAAGAGGAAGTCGACATGGATGCCGAAGTAATCGACGGCGATGACGAAATGGGCGACGAAATGGGCGACGGCGAGCCAGCCACTAAAGCAGACGTTATGGATCTATCTACACAACTAGATGCATTAACAGCCAAGTTTGACGAACTGCTATCAGGCGAGCAACAAGAGCCAGAGCACGACGACATGGACATGGACATGGACATGGACATGGATGCAGACATGGGCATGGATGCAGATCAGCCAAAAGAAAACATGTCTTTTGAATCTGTAAACGAAGCAGAAGAAGAAGACGAAGACGACGAAGAAGACGACAAAGACGACAAAGAAGCTAAAAAAGATAGCAAAATGGAATCACGCAAATCTGAATCAGAATTAATGCGCGAGTACGTTGAGAAGATCAGTGCTGTTGTCAACACCGAAGGCAATGAAGTTGGTGCCGGTAGTAGCGTTCCAGTTAACAAAACCAGTGTAGGATTGTCTAAAGATCCAGGCTTTGGTGGCACAGCTGGAAACATTGCCAAAGGCGGAAGCGAACAAGCACCCGATGGCACTAGCCCAAAGAAAGCTAACAACCCTTATACCAAGGGTCAAGGTGAACATCCTGTAGCTAAAAAGAACGTAAACGTTCCTGGCGGTAAAGCAGGTACTTTCTTCAGCGGTAAAGCAAAAGCTAAAACTGGTGAAGAAGGCGGAGTTAATAAATCCAGCCTTGAGTCTGGTAATTAATAGGAATAATAATGGCTTTGTTACTAAGAGAGCATTTAACCTTCGATAACGCTGGAATGAAAGTGTTGTCGGAGGACTCTGCTGATGGCAAAGGTAAAGATCTTTACATGGAAGGTATCTTTATTCAGGGTGGTGTTAAAAACGCCAATGCCCGAGTATATCCTGTACATGAAATTGAAAAAGCCGTTATTCAGATTAACGAACAACTTAAACAAGGTTACAGTGTTCTAGGAGAAGTAGATCACCCCGATGACCTAAAAATTAATTTAGACCGCGTCAGCCACATGATTACGAAAATGTGGATGGACGGTCCTACAGGTTTTGGTAAACTTAAAGTACTTCCAACTCCAATGGGAAAACTAGTTGAAGCCATGCTAGCAAGCGGCGTTAAATTAGGAGTTAGTTCCAGAGGATCAGGAGAAGTAAGTGAAGGATCAGGACACGTTAGCAATTTTGATATTGTTACAGTAGACATCGTGGCACAGCCAAGCGCACCCAATGCATATCCAAAAGCCATTTACGAAGGGCTAATGAATATGAAAAACGGTCAAAAAATCTTGGAAATGGCACGTGAACCCGGCACCGATCAAAGAGTACAGAAGTACATGAGAGAGGCAGTGGTGCGCCTAATCAACGAACTTAAATTATAAGGAGATATCCAATGTTTGATGCTATCAAACCGCTGTTGGATAGTGGTATTGTAAACGAAGATACTCGCCAGGCAATCAGTGAAGCATGGGAAACCAAACTTCTTGAAGCCCGTGAGAGTATTCGCGCTGAATTGCGCGAAGAATTTGCTACCCGCTATCAGCATGATAAAACAGTAATGGTTGAAGCTCTAGACAAAATGGTTACTGAATCTCTGTCTGCAGAACTACAAGAGTTCCACGCAGAAAAACAAGCATTAGCAGAAGATCGTGTGAAATTTAAACATCACATGGTTGAAAGCTCAGGTAAGTTTAATGATTTTATGGTTTCTAAATTGGCCGAAGAAATTCAAGAATTACGTGCTGATCGTAAACAATACGAAAACAGCGTAGCTAAACTTGAAGAGTTTGTTATTAAACAACTAGCTGAAGAAATTCACGAGTTTGAAAAAGACAAACAGGCAGTGGTTGAAACCAAAGTCAGACTTATTGCTGGCGCTAAAGAAAAATTAGCTGAATTACAACAACAGTTTATTCAGCGTAGCGCAGTACTTGTTAAAGAGTCAGTTTCTAATAAACTAGAAGCAGAATTAACACAGCTCAAAGAAGATGTACAAATTGCTCGTGAGAACATGTTTGGCCGTCGTTTATTTGAAGCATTTGCCAGTGAGTTTGCAGTTACTCATCTCAATGAGAACAAAGTAATTGCAAAACTAAAACACGATATTGCTGAAAAAGACAACTTAATCATCGAAGCTCGTAAAGAAGCCGAAGAGAAAACAGTTTTAGTCGAAAGCAAAAATCGTGAAATTAACATTATTAAGGAGTCAACAACTCGTAAAGAAAAACTAAACGAATTGTTGAAATCACTAGTAAAAGAGAAAGCCGCTGTAATGAGCGAACTTCTCGAATCGGTGCAGACTGACAAGCTACAGACTGCGTACGATAAGTATCTTCCAGCAGTACTTAATAACGGAAACGGAAAAGCAAAAGCAGAAAAAGCTCAGGTTTTATCCGAAAGCCGTGTTGAAGTAACTGGAGATAAATCTGCTAAGGTTACCGCACCTGAGTCAATTGACACTAATGTCATTGAGTTAAAGCGATTAGCAGGGCTTAAATAATAGCTTTTCATTTATAAGGAAATATAAAAATGACAACCCAACCACTATTAGAAAATCGTTGGACCGAAACCAAAGAGGCCCTGTTAGAAGGTCTTCAAGGTTCTAAGCGTACCAGCATGAGTGTTATCTTGGAAAACACTCGCAGACATTTGATGGAAAACGCCAGCGCAGGTTCAACCCAAGCTGGTAACGTAGCCACACTTAACCGTGTAATTCTACCAGTTATCCGTCGCGTAATGCCAACAGTTATTGCTAACGAAATCGTTGGCGTACAACCAATGACTGGCCCAGTATCACAAATTCACACACTACGTGTTCGTTATGCTGATACAGTTGCTTACTCTGGCAGTTCTGATCCTACACTAGGAACCAGCACAACAGCCGGTGACGAAGCATTGAGCCCATTCAAGATCGCTACTGCTTACTCCGGTAATGCCGCTACTGGTCGTGCCTCTGGAACAAGCACACTAGAAGGTGTACCAGGTAACCGTATCAACGTTCAAATCTTGAAACAAGTTGTTGAAGCTAAGACACGTAAGTTGTCAGCACGTTGGACATTCGAAGCCGCTCAAGACGCACAAGCCATGCATGGTATTGACGTTGAGGCAGAAATCATGGCCGCACTTGCTCAAGAAATTACCGTAGAAATTGACCAGGAAATCCTAGGTTCTCTACGTGCTCTATCTGCAACTGAGTATGCATATGACCAAGCTGCCGTTAGCGGTACAGCTACATTCGTTGGTGACGAACACGCCGCATTGGCAGTTCTAATCAACCGCACAGCTAACTTGATCGCCCAACGTACACGTCGTGGCGCAGGTAACTGGGCTGTTGTTTCTCCAGCCGCATTGACAGTATTGCAAAGTGCTACAACTAGCGCATTTGCACGTACTACAGAAGGCACTTTCGAAGCACCTACAAACACCAAGTTTGTTGGTACATTGAATGGCGCAATGCGTGTTTATGTTGACAGCTATGCTAGCGATAGCACACCTGTTCTAGTTGGTTATAAAGGTTCTAGCGAGGCAGATGCTGCCGCGTTCTATTGCCCTTACATTCCATTGATGAGCAGTGGTGTTGTTCTAGATCCATCTACTTTCGAACCAGTAGTTGGCTTTATGACACGTTATGGCTACGTAGAGTTGACTAACACAGCTTCTTCTCTAGGTAACGCAGGCGACTACCTAGGTGAGATTTCTGTATCTAACCTATCATTCCAGTAATATTGGAATAAACTTTTTACCCTCGGGATGGGAAGTTACATTAAAGGGCCGAAAGGCCCTTTTTTGTTGGATAAGGTAAATACACTACAAGTAATAATGCTTTTATGCAATCTAACCCGTTGCGTAGCCGCTAGAACCGGCATTGGACTTCTTTATAGGAGAAATATCATGGGTCGTCCCTTAAACAAAAAATATTTTGCTAATACAAATTATCAAGATTTTGGTACAGCAAACACAGGTGGTGAAAGCGCGGCAAGTGTAGCAGTAAGTGGTACATTTAGCGGCAAAACGCCAGGAACATACGATATTCCAGCAAGCGTAATCAGTGCTCCACAGATCACTGGCGGCGTAAAACCAACTATGACTTTGACATACGTGACTGATAGTACAGCCACAGTTGCAGTAGTTACTGCAGGTTCTGGTTATACTGGTACAGTAACAATTAGTGGCGCTGGATTACAATCATTAGGTGGCGCCGGTACAGGTACCATTGTACTAACAGCAACAATGACTACCGGTGATACTGCTCGTCAAAACGGTATCAAGTGCGAAGCACAAATTGGCGCTGGTAGTGAAGTTACCACTGGCGACATTATTAAACAAGTTAACGGTCGTAGCTACAAAGTTCAAACTAGTGACGGTACAGCAGTATGTAAGTTAGTTACAACAGAGGCCAAAGATGATAATCAAATGTCAATCAAGGCCACTGACAGTGATGGTAATACATATTTTGTTGCTAAACTAACAAGTCGTAAAGTTGTTCTAGTGCCAGCAGCCGACGTTCACGGTGGTACAACAACTATTGGTTCACAATTTGCTAGTGGTACAACTGCTAAATGGACTTTTGGTGCGGCAGTAGAAGGTACAACAGTTACAATTGAAAATCAATAATTAAGATAATGCTCTTGAGTTAGCATGACACAATTAAAAACAGCTCTTCGGGGCTGTTTTTTTTTTTGATTTTACAGATGATTTATGATAGATAAATATTGGATATAAGGAAATTCTGAATGAGTACCATTAAAAGACTTTCTGGCGATTACT